GGTGCCTTCTTCTCAGGCTTTGCCTTCTTGGCTGTCTTTTCCTCTTCTTCGTCATCCTCTTCTTCATCGTCAGATTCAGCCTCAGCATCATCCTCTTCATCCTCGTCATCGTCATCCTCTACCTCTTTAGCGAGTTCATCGGCTTCACGCTCATCCTCGCTGCGGTCATCCTCTTCGTCATCATCAGAATCGGGTGTATCACCGTCACCAAGGAGCATAGATTCAACCATGTCGAACAGAGAATCAGTTGGCTCATCCTCCATGCCGTCAATGTCGTTTTCTTCCAGTAACTTGAGCAGTTTTTCACGTGCTTCGTCTTCAGTCTTTACTTTCTTGATGCCCAGAGCAGCAAGTCTTGCGGTAGTTTCCGCATCAATCTTCTTTGCCATAATGCAATACTTTTTAATTTGTTGAACAATTTGGTTTATTATAAAGTTATTTAATCTTCAAAGTCATACGTGGAGTACACCTGATTGGATTGCAATAAATCATTGCCGTACTTTGCTATTAACTTTGCTTTCTGCATATCAATAATGTCTTGCGGTGTAAAAGGCTCGTCACCTGAATCAATAACCTCTTTCTTCTTTGCTCTTTCAACCTTCTTGCTAAAATAAACTTTGCTAAGAAATCCTTTGTTGTAACCTCGCAAATAAAGAGAAAATATCATCCGCTCCTTTCCAGTCAATCCCTCAAGCAAATCAATACCCTTCACGATGAATCGGTTGCGGCTACAATCAATTTCAGAATCCTGAACAACACCGAAATCGTAATCAATGTCATCCATCCTGGTCTTGTAGTTCTCTCTACTTATAAGTTTAATGAAATCGTTTGCCTTATTACTACACGCTGCCTCAAGATAGAACTTGATAGGCACTGGCTTATTATAACCAGTCTTGCGATATTTCTTCCAGCGAACGGCATAAGCCTTAATACTGGTGAAAATCTTAATTCTGAACTCTTGTAATAAATCCTCATATTCCAAGGATAATTCCTCATATGAGAAAATCTTTGATGCGTACTTTTCTGCTAAATAAGCATACTTTTCGTACAGCACTTCAGACATCTTTTTTTTGCTCGCCATAATGTCTTTTACAATCTTGTTTTACAATTATGGCGTAAAGGTACGGACTTTTTACGAAATAAAAAAATTTTTTACAAGAAATTTTTGGTTTAGTGGTAAATTTTTTTTAATTACCATCGAAAACCAATAAAATACTGGCTGATTTTGGTATTTTATAAAATTCTACAAACATCATCTTTATCCGCAATTTCAAACTCCTGATGTTCTAAAGAATAAAGTTGTAACTTTCCATCGCTCCGAACAGCATCAAGCGTGTAAATTTCTCCGTGATATGAAAACTCGTTACCAGCGGTGTAATAGTTCTTAATATCTTCAGGTGTCATTTGAAATTTAGGCTTTCCGCATCGGTCAAAGAGACGATGTTGAAACTCATCCATCTTCTCATTACTATTGAGAATTGAATTCAACTTATTCCTCGTTGCTATGGATTTAATCTTTTCAGCCTTGTAATCCATAACACGTTTCCAATACCGCTTATTCTTTGGAGAAAAATAAATCTTTGACCTAAACTGAGCAATCAAATACTCCTTTTGAATCTGAATAAAGTATTCTGCTGCCGACAACTCACGATTTTTACTGTTTTTACTATCCATTTTATTAGTCAATTTTTTCTTCGACTAATAACTGCTCATCGTTTCATTTTTCCAGCAATATCAAGATTGAAATGATTCACTGAACGTAAATTACTAAATACGTCAATAACCTCACTCAACGTACATTCGTCAATATCCTTCTTTCCTAAAGCAATAGCAACCCTAACAGAGAAATACTCATTAAGCAAAGACGCATAATGACGAATATCTTTCAAAGCATCGTAATCGTAAAGCAATATCACCTTACGAATCTTTTTTGCTAATAGTTTCTTGATTTGCGTTTCGCTTATTTTCTTACCGAATGTACAAACGGCTCTTATCGTATTATCATCAAACAAATTGAGTTTCTTCGTTACGGCTATCGCATCGAACAATCCCTCAGTAATAATCACTGTTTCAGTTTCTCCTTCTATTATATCATCATAACCGAACAATAGACAAGAGAAATCGGTGTTCAATGAATTAGAATAACGCAATTTTCCATCTGGAACGTGACGGCTCGCATATCTTCCAATGTAACCCCTAATCTTACCACCATCACGAATCGGAATAAGCAGGTAATCAATAAAACGGCTAACTATACGTGTTTGACCAAACTCCCAATGTTTTATATCTTCCATCGTAATCTGACGTTGCTGAAGATATGGAGAAACGTAATCAAAAACCTTAAACCCAGCAGGCATCTTCACCTCTGGTAATGGTTGTATTTCCTCGCTATTTTGCCCTACCTCATCCTCTTGTATTTGCCTGATAGATTTTATCGCATTAACTTTCTTGACTGTCGGTGCGCCTAAAAGATAAAGTTTATCAAGATGACGCAATAACTTGAATATACCGCCTGACTCTCCGCATTTCTTACAATCCCATTGTTGGTTTTTCTTATTGATGTAAAAATGTTCAGATTTGTGACAAAATGGGCAAAAATCTATTATATATTGTCCACTTCTCGTTTCTTTCTTTACATTAAGAATGGAACGTAAATCGGAATCTGATATGGTATTATTCATAAATTAGTCTTTTTTTCTTTCTTCTCTCAATAACGCTGCCTTTCTCATCTTCTCTCTTGTCTCTTCAGATACTTTCTTTCCTCTATTGCCATTGCCTATTTTAATTTTCACCGCTTCAGATAAATGTTTACCATAAGCAGGATGTTCAGCACCTCTTAATATTTTCCTATTTTTTAACAATACATTCCCTTTCAAAGCCATTGATATTTTCTTCTTTTGTTCTTCGCTCATTTTCTTCCCCTTATTTGGAGAAACTACTCCATACATAGGATTATTTTTTCCAGACATTCTTTCAGACATCTTTCTTTTAGTTTCTTCTGAATGATGCTTTCCATACATAGATGTTTCACAACCTCTCTTACCGAAATTAGGATTTTTATCACCCTTATTAGATTCACTTATTTTCTTTTTAGTTTCATCAGAAACGACTCTGTTCTTCATGTATTCGCTAATAGATTTTCTTCCATCATCTGTTATTCGACAAACGCCTTTGTTTCGCTCTGAAATCCTTTTTCTCTCCTCTTCAGTGAAAACATGCTTATGAATAGGATTTTTATCACCCTTATGAGATTCACTTATTTTCTTTCTCGTTTGAGCATCCATTGATATAGCATCTAATGAGTTCCAAAGAACATTACAACCGCCTAAACCGAATGAGTAATGAGCCTTATATTTCTTAATGAAATGTTCTTCAAGAACATTTAATGCTTTTTGAGAAATTCCTTCTTTAGCGTAAAGAATTTCACGTTTTATAAAACACCGCCATTTTTCAGGATATTCAGATTTTATTTTATTCAAAATTTTATTCCAAATAACTCCGCTGCCGTAATACCTAAATGCAGTATTTTTCAATGACGTTGATGCAAAATACTCAACGCTTATTTTCTCCATATGCTGACCTACATAAAAAGGCTTACAACCATCAATTTTATATTTAGCAACTATTGTGAATTTGTAAATTATTCCAATCATATAAAAAGAATATTTTACATTCCCTATAACTGCGAAACGGACAAGTTGATATATACTGATTTGACCTTGTTTCCTTCTCTACGTTGATAATTGTACGCAGGTCTTCATCTGATATTTTGTTATCGAAAAACGCCATTACTTTCTAAAAATTAACAACATTAATCATCATCCTTATCATTAGTCAAATCCCATCCACCACTCTCGTTCATTTCCGCTGTTCTATTCCTATCGAAAAACCTTGAATAAGCAAAGTTGTTGCATATATGAATAATCTGACCGCCAGCGTGCTCTCGTGCCTTGTCAACGTAAATTCTCATGAATTGCTCGTTACGTTCATCTGACGTAACATTCAAGGTAAAGAATCCATCAGCAGGTCTCACCTTTCCCTTATCCTCATTAATGTTATATCGGCTGAAAACGAACTCAGGGTCATCGGTGGTTTCCTTGTCGGGTGTATTCGCTTGGGTTGCCGTATGAACTACTGCATTGAACTCCATAGCAAGAGTTTTCATTGCTTTGGAAAGTTGCTGTTGACGGTGACGCTCATCGCTAACTCCGTACACCCTTCCATCGCCTACCTCTAACAACTCAAGGTAGTCTATAATTATCACGTCAATCTTTCCGTATTTCTTCTGTAAATCTTTCAACTCCCTACGGATGTCTCCAATTGTCTTACCGCCCCATTCCTCGCAAGCAGAAACGTAAATATCATTACGTTTCATCTTCTCTACGATTTTCTTCAATGCTTTCATCTTCTTCTCCGTAACATCACCTACTTTCATATCATGATACAGCGTACCAGTCCAAGCGGCATCGTATCGGTCAAGACATTGTTTCTTTGTTCCTTCTAATTGGAAATGAGCAACACGATACCCCTGACGTGCTGCAGTTATACCAAGATGAGTAAGCAACTGTGACTTACCAGCACCTGACGCTCCTAACCAAAGCAGGTACTCAGTACTCTCTGGGCCACCCATAAGAATCTCGTCAAGTTCATCTATCATCGTGGCTACCTTAAATGTCTGATTGTAATCTGCGCTCTTACGTTCATATTGACGTTTTTCAAAGTTTCCGAACACCGATTCAAAATTAGCATCAAGAATCGAAAACTTATCCATTTCATCAGCAAGTTTCACAAACAACCTGTAGGCTTGTTCCTTATCACCTCTGTTATAAGTTTCAACCAACCTATCGTTGCTTTCAAGGAACTTCATCTGCTTCAGGTACTCCTGGAATGTAGATAGGATTGATTGATGCCCCTCCTTCTTCTCGTCAACCTCTATATCGGAAACATCGGCAAGTACATCAAGAACTTTATCGTTTTTGATAAATTCCTGCTGTATCTGTCCCATTGTAGGAATACGACCAGTGCGGTCATACTGACGTGATACCCACTGCCAAAATTTCTTTTGGGCTTCATCTTGAAGGTAACTGAATTTGAGATATTGCTTAATTACCTCAAATGTACTTTTACGACTCAACGCATAAGCGAAAAGTTCAATGATAAAATTATCTGATAATCTATCGTTTGCCATATCCTCTTAATCTATACACGTTGGGCATATTCAACCTCAACAACTCCTTACATTCTTCTTTATTCTCGCATATAGTACAAGCAGAACTCCTATGATTGTATAAGGTAGTGTTTGCTTTGCACCATAGCAATCCCCTTGGTGTATTAAGGTACTCATTTTTGAATCCTTCTTCTATTGGTCTAACCTTCTTCAGTAACTCTGTAAGCCTTGTTGACGCTCCCTTCT